CATGGGAAACCGTTGTCAACGACGACCTTGACGCATTGTCTCGCATTCCAGCGATGCACGGCAACGCAGCACGAAGGACGCAAGAGAAGGTCGTTTACGATGCTTTGCTTGCCAACCCAACGATGGCAGATGGTGTGGCTCTGTTCTCTGCTTCACACGCAAGCGGAACCAACATCACGGCTTCTTCGGTTGCTGCTCCAAGCGTGACGACCTTGAACGAAGCGTTCAAGCTGATGAGCCTCCAGAAGGGTCTCAGTAGCGATGTTTACCTGAACCTTTCGCCTCGCACGTTGCTCGTACCGCAAGCATACGCAGCGACGGCATTGGAACTGGTTAACAGCCAATCCTACGCTCAGAGCAACGGCAATGAGGGCGTGGTCAACATCTACGGCGTCAATGGCGTTCGTCCTCTACAGGTTGTTGCTACTGCGTTGCTCGATGCAAACAGCGCGACCAACTGGTATGCGATCGCCGACAACGCCCAAGTGGATACAGTCGAAATCACGTTCCTTAACGGCGAAGAAGCCCCAGTGCTTGAGTCCGAATGGAACAAGGACAACGACACATACCACTACTACGTCCGTCAATCGATGGCCGCAGCAGTGATCGACCATCGAGGTATCTTCGGCAACCGTACCTAGTTCGGTTGATTGACCTATAGCCCTGGTCGGCATTGGCCAGGGCTTTCTTTGACAGCGACAACACAACACAAAAGGAAAATGAGAAATGAGCGGATTTGTTAATCATGCCAAGTTCGAGGATGATTTCTTCGGCGGCAAGACCTACACGGCCACGGTTGGTGAAGGCAATTGGAAGATCACTGACACCTCGTCCAGTGGCACTCCAACCTATGCTTCGGTGAGCCCATCGGCTACCGGCGAAATCGCGTTGACCTTCGATAGTGCCAACGAGATTCAAAATGTTTGTCTGGACTTCGGTGACAAGCTTTGTTTTGACATCGACAACATCCAGCGAGCCGTGTTCCTCGTCAAGACGGTTGCAACTCTCAATGCTGCTACCACATTGGCTTTCGGCTTGCAGTCGGCTCGAAACGACGATACCGACGCGACAGCCAACAACGCACAATTCAAGCTTGCGGGCTCGAATGCTGTTGTTTGTGAAAGCGATGACGGAACGACCGACAACGACGACAAGGCATCAGGCGTTTCGTTGGTTGCGACCTACAAAGAATTCGTTATCGACTTCACTGGCGGCAAGAGCGATGTTAAGTTCTACATCGACGGTGCCCGAGTCGCTTCGACCACGACATTCTCGATGTCGGCTGCAACTGGATCGCTTCAACCGTTTGTTCAGATCAGCAAGACTGCATCGACCAACGTCAACAGCGTGACGGTTGATTATGTCTCGGTCGAGTGCAAGCGATAAGCATGAGCCTTCATGACCTCATCAAAGAGGATGCCAAGAAGGTCTTCGCCAACCTCAATGATTTTGCAGAACCTGCTGGATACAAAAAACGTAACGGCAGGACTCGCAGCATCAAGGCTGTTATCGTTCGCGAAGCTCTAGGCGTCCTCCCTGAAGATGGCGACGTTGTGTATCCTGTTTTTGAGGTGCACGTTGCCAATGATGAAAATGAAGGAATATCGAGCGATGAGCTCAACTTAGGTGGTGATGAATTAAGTTTTTCGGATCGAGTTGGACAACCTCCAAGGCTTCACTCGATTCTCAGGCTTATAGCACACGATGAAGGGATGCTGATTCTCGAATGCCGGTAGCAGTTGTTGAAACGATCGCTCTCGCTCTCAAGTCGCGTCTCGATGCGATGGTTGATAGCGGTTCGTACTCGACGGTTATCAGTGAGGTACAGCGTCCAAAGCGGTTCGCAGACTTTACGCCAAGGCATAACCAGATCGTCTTGACGCAAGGGCCATTGGATCGAGTCGGCGAGTTAGATAGGCCAGGCAGTCCGCCTGCTAATGCCTATCGGCAAACCTTTAATATCCATTGTCACGTTATGCAAGACGAGCGAGGGCAGGAAGCTATCGACGAAATGCTAAATGCTTTCCATGCCGACGTTGTAAAGGCGATTGCAAGCGGTTCATCGACTTGGCATACTTTCGGAGGTAACGCTATCGATGCGGTGTTTGGAAGTGTACAATTCATTGCGGCGGATGGCGGGATCGACGGATTGACTGTCCCTTTGCAAATTACTTTCAGGGTCTCGGAAGATGACCCGACGGAGCTTCGGAACTGATGCTAAAAATCACAGTTGACGAAGCCTCAATCCGGCAAATGAAAATCAACCTTGGAGCGTTCGGCGATCACTTGCCAAGGCACTTGGCTACAGCGGTTAATAGGACTGCAAAGACTGTCCGAGTCCAAGCGGCCAAGGCACTCAATCCGCTAGTCAATCTCAAGCTTTCGAGTGAGAACAAGGGCGTAGCCAAACCGATCAACAAGGCGGCAACGCTCAAAAAGACGATCAAGCAAAAGAACAAAGCAGAGCCCGGAAACGCAGGCGTAACCATCGGGCTTTGGGAAGGTCATCACTTCCCGGTTCGGATGAACGAGGCCAAGTCCTATAGCAAAAAACGACGAGGTAAAAGGCAGAGTCTCGGCGTTCAATACAAGACGCACATGGGCGGCGGGTGGACGGTCATCTCCGATGGGTTCATTCAATCGCGATGGCGTGGCGATGTTTATCGGCCAGCTAGCGAAGGGGCCAGGAAGCTTGTTCGGGTTCTTAGCAAGCGACCCGGTGACTACTTCCGAGAAGGCAACATCGGGACGATTGCAGCAGATACAGCAAGGGAGCGACTCCCAATTGAAATCAATAGGCGGCTTAGAGAAATCATTCTTGCGGCCAGTGGACAGATCAAACTAAGAGCATCAAGGGAGCTAGGCAAATGACTCTACTGAAACGCAAGCGAGTATTGGCGGCAAAGATCGAGACTACACCGGGAACGGCGGAGGCTCTGACGGCATCCGAAGCAGCGTTCAACTGCTATGACATCATGATCCAAAGCGAAACGGAACTTGAGGCCAGGGAAGGTCAAGCATCCTTCGGGATGCGTGCTTCCGTGCCAGGCAATTACAAGGGCCGGCTCACATTCAAGCATGATGCAAGCTGGGATGGTACGGCTACCGAGCCATCATGGGCCGATACGTTTCTTCCTGCTTGCGGTTGGGTCAAGTCGGGTCAAGTGTTCACGCCTCGGACGGAAGCCCCAGGGACAAACGTAAAGACCCTTACGATGGCTGTCTACATCGACGGCGTTCGTAAGCTTTTGCGTGGATGCGTTGGAACTTTCAAGATCAACTGCCCGACAGGAAAAGCAGCATTTCTTGAGTTTGATTTTATGGGAGTTTGGGAGTCTCCGACCGATACGGCGATCCTGGTTCCGACCTATCCGACTGCGAGCCCATTGCGGTTCGCATCATCGACGACGACATGGAACAGCGTTGATCTTGCAGTTGAGAACATGACGCTCGACAGCGGAAATACGATGATGCTTCGGGAAGATTCTAGCAACGTCGCAGGGCTCAAGTGCGGATTGATTACCAACAGGCTCATCAAGGTCACGGGGAACCCTGAGGCCAAGCTTGTTGCTACCAACCCGGTTTATGCCAAGATGCTCGATATGAGCGAACACGCTCTGACTTGGGATCTCGACGGGCCTACCAACAGCAAGATCACGATCGCTTGCCCGAAGGCTCAGATTGTCGGATTAACCGAAGCTGATCGAGAAAACATGGTCACTGACGAAATCGAGTGGCAAGCGAATCGAAACGGTTCATCCGTTGACGAAGAATGCTCGATCACCTTTACAGCGGCAACTTAATAGGCATCGGAGGTAACGTGCCAATTTTCTTGGAACCAGATCAAAGCTTTTCGGTGGTGCTTGCATCCGACAAGGACAAGCCCATCGAATCGCGGCCAGTGTTTCGCGTCAAGTCTCAATCGATGCGGCATCAACGCAAGTTACTTGAGGTTATCGAGATCATCCACAAAGATGGCGTGACTGTCGATGAAATCTTCGATGCAACCATCGAGCAACTAAAGAGAGTTGTTTGCGGTTGGTCGAACATGGGGCAACCGTTTAGCGTCGATGCTCTCGATGAGCTGTTGACGTTTAGCGAAGCCAGAGAGCTGCTTTCGTTGTGCGCGTACAATCAACGAATGGACGACTCCGAAAAAAAAGACTGAGAGTCGCGGCATTGATTCGGCAGGGATTGCTCTGTCGGCATTGCAGCGACAAAGAATGCAAGGACAAAGGGACGAGCCATGAACCGATCGAGATCGAATGCACAGCTTGCAACGGTGGTGGGTGCGATCATTGCGATCAAGGCATCTTTCGGATTGAGGGCTGCCCCAATCGATATTGCGATGGACTCGGGCAATTCGTTGAGTTGGTTGACCTGTTCGATGAAGGCCTGCCACCTGTAGCGGGTGGGGCTCTGGATCAGGCGGTTAGTTTTCTAGAGGCGGCAAGACGGTTTAAGAACGAAGAACAACGAGCAAAAGCGGAGCGAGCATAGATGGCAGGCGATGCGGTCAAAATCGTTATAGCGGCGGAGGATAAAGCATCCGCACAGGCGATGAGCGCAGCCAAGAACATTGAGGCATCGGTTAAGGGCATCAAGGAGACTGGCCAAAAGGCTAAAGCTTCGACCGAGTTCATCGGTATTCTTGCCGGTCAATTGGGCGGCGGTCAGCTTGCGTCAGCGGCTCAGCAAGTCGCAGCTATCACAGAAAAGGTCGGTCAGTTTGCCGAGGTGCAAAAGCTCGGCGGGGCAGGTGCGAATCTGTTTAAGGCTGGTCTCGCGGCTCTTGTTGGCGTTATGTCGTTTCAGTTGGGTAAGTCGATCGGTGAGATGATCTTCGGAGTCGAGGAGGTCAAGGACGCACTCACGGAAGCAACGGAAGATGCCGATAGGTTTACGTCAGCCCTAAACGAGCTCTCTAACAAGAAGTTCGGCGAAACCCTCGAAGATATTTCGCTTGTTCGAGATCCAAAGGCCAAGCAGCAGGCGGCTTATGATGCTTTCCAAGGCATCCAAAAGGAGCTCAATAAAGCATACGATGGTATGCACTCTAGGCTCACACAGATCGATAAACTCAAGTCTCAGTTCGATCCGTTTGGAGGTAACACCGACGCGATCAATCAATTGCAGATAGAGGCGAATTCCCAGGTTGAAATCATCAACAACCTTGAGAAGCAAAAGCAAAAGATGGGAGAGTTGTTCGGGCCAAGATCGTTGGAAATTCAGGCCATCAAGGATAGGCAAAAAGCAGAGGATGAAGCAGCAGCAAAAGCCAAGCAAATTAAAGACTCTGCGTTAAACCAACTGAAGAAGGCAAATTTTCAATACATCGAATTGACCAAGGGGATCGAGGCATCAAGACAGGCTCAACTTGCCGACGAGGGAATCGTTGGTATCGATGCCGAGCGAATCATCTTGGCCGAGCGTGCAGCGGACATCGCCAAGAAGAATGCCGAGGACAAGAAACGAGCCGACGACGAGGAACAAGCAAGGCTCAAGCGGGTCGCCGATTTGCAAGCCAGTGAAACTCAGCGACTCGAAGAACAGCGAATCCTACTGACGCAAGGCGAAGAAGCGGCGAATCGCTTTAGGCTCGTTCAAGAGGGATTGTCGGAGGACGCAGCAGCTCGAATCGCAGCAGAGCAAACAGCACTCGACAAGCAAAAGAAGCAAAGCGAACTAGCAAAAAAGCTTTCCGAAAAGCCTCAATTAATGGCCGTCGAACAACGGCTTGTGATGCGTGGTGCATCTGAGGACATCCAAAAGGATATTGCATCCAATACGCTCAAGACGGTTGAAAAACTTGACCAGGTAACCGAAGCAATCAAAGCGATGCCGAAACAAGGTGCTGCAGATAACTTTCAGTTGGAGTTCGTAGGATGAGCAACATCATCGAAGTGACTGAAATGTGGTCTAAGCCGGTTTCATCGGTGACGCTATCGGACAACTTCCGAAAGCGACAGATTAAGTTGCAACGAGCATTTCAAATCCTAACGACTCCACAGGCTAAAGAGGTGGACTGCTTTTCATCGACCGGCATCCTAGAGGGTGATCGATTTTCAGAAGACTTTCCGTATGCTTTCGCTGACAATTTTTCCTTGAGTCGGCAAAGCTTGATCCTATGGCAACTCAACATCGACTACACCGGCGAGCTAGGGCCATCAGAGAACGAGGACAACCCGCTTTTCGCTCCACCTCGAATCGACTGGGACGACGTTGAGACCGAGGAAGAAATAGACGAGGATTGGGACGGCAACCCGATCCAAACGGTTAACGGCGAGCCCATCGAGGGCGTTAAGACATTGCTACCGGATCAGACGGTTACGATCAAACGGAACATGCTGATGTTTAATCCTTACGTTCAAGCGGCGTATCGTCGATCGGTCAACAGCGATGCGTTTTTGGGATGGCCACCGGGTACAGCCAAATTGATGAAGCTTTCAGCCTCCAATGTAGTCACGCCTCAGCTTGCCTATTGGGAGGTTACGGGACAGATCCGATTCCGCTATCCATACCGCACGACCAACGAAAAGGCTTGGTATCGTCGGACTCGACATCAAGGCTTCTATAAGAAAATTGAAATCGACGATCCTGCCAACCCAGGCGAAAAGAAAAACATCATTGTCCGAGCACTCAAGGGCGGTGAGCCGACAAACCGTCCGGTGCTGCTCGATGCGAACGGTTTTGAGATACCACAGACCGAAGGTCAACAAGTGCAGGCACACTGGTTAGAGTTTAAAATTTACAATCCACTTCCCTACGGAGCATTGGGGCTACTATGACAACGATTCCTGATATCACGATGGTTCTTCCTCCCGAGGTCATCACTAATTACACGATCGCGGGTAATGCCGACATCGCAACAACCAAGCTAGCTCAAAGGGTCTTGGCTGAGTCCGTTATTCCGTTGACGCAGGCGCGGGTATGGGATGCGGTGCAAACCAACCTACCAGCGACACCGGCCAGCGATGATCTTGGCATCATTACAGGCACTTGGGGCACGAATCCTGTCAGAATTACGGCAGGCGACGTAAAGGCTCTAGGATCGACGACTAGGCGGCTCTATTTGGCCATTCCGATCCCGTCGAACTATGAGGACGGGCAAACGATCCAACTCAGGATCCGGGCCAAGATGGAAACGACCGTCGCCGACGTGTCTTGCACGATCGACGCAGAGGCTTATGTCGGCTCCGATGGATCGCTCGGCTCTGATCTTGTGACGACTCCAGCAACGTCGATGAATTCACTCACGGCGGCCAACTACGATTTCACGATCAACGCTACGGGCGTGGATCCTGGGGATCTGATTGAAGTCCGCTTGAGCATCGCGTCGAATGACGCAGCGACGGCAACGGCGGTTACTCCGGCGATCTACTCGATCTCGTTGCTCTGCGATACGAGGGGCTAAGATGGCTCAACAGATCGGAGCGTATACGCCAAAGCAGGCTAAGCGCATTTGGGATGCAGTGCAAGCTTTCGAGCGAAGTGGCACAGCGTCTCAAGGGGCTTTCCTGCCGTACACGCCGACTCCGATCTACTTCGTGAACAAGTCAACCGAGACGATTCCGCCTTACGGGTGCGTCCAAATGATCGGATCATCTGAGATCGACGGGACAACGTACATCGAGGTGGATCG